TCTTTTAGCCCTGTTGTCTTTATTGATAGCAGGGCTTTTATTTCAAGCTCTATTTTGCTCATTTTTTTCTTCTAATGAGATAATTTATTAGCTCAACAGTTGATAGGGTGAATCACTTACTCAACTGATGTTTGTTATGGGTTAATGTTAATACCGTATTCATTCTTATCTTCCTGGGAAACATTGTACCAATTTTCACCAATAGCTATACCTGCTATTCCTTTGCCTGTTAAGTCCTCTCTCGCTTCCAGTTTGTCAATAACAACCCGTATAGTTGGGTATGTTCCTGTATAGATGGTTGGAATAGTCCTAACAGCTTGCACCTGAAAAATATTAGGCACTTCTATGCCAAATAAATCATCTGGCACAACAGCCATTAAAATCATCTTTCCGCCAGGTGCTTTTTGACCTATCATATTAAAATATTCATTCTTCATATTAGCTCCTTTCTGGCTTGTTATGAGGTTATTTATTTATTTTAAATTCAAAAATATTATCTATCAAATTATCCACAAAGACATTATTTAAAGCATCATATTTTTCACTCCAACTTGATTTCTTGTAGTAATCTAAAATCTGGCTTGATGTGCGTTTTATGCTTTTAATGTGCGTATATAGGGGGGACTTATTCAGGTATAACTTGCTAGGAAGTACTTGCAAACAGTAATGTTTTCCAATATCATTGATAATAGGATTATCATTCTGTATCACAAAATAATATTCAATCCCGTATTTTTCAAGCCAATAAGCAATCTTGTAAGCGAGATAGCAACATCCACCAGAGTTTATATTATACAGCCTATCTAGTTCATAGGCTGTATAATTCAGTTTTGTAACTACAAATTCCATGATTTACATAAAGTTTACATCACATCTTTTGAAGCAATACATTGCTCCTACACGTTCTGCATCAGATATATTTTTCTCTATCCAACTAAACGAAATTTTCTTTTTCATAAGACATTACGCTTACCTATACAGCATTAGGTTCAAGTTTTCTTTGTTATACGCTAAGTTTATTTTCCCTGCGAGTATTCCATTCTTTCTCCACATTGGATACAGCTTCCATAATCTTCCCAAAAAGACGGGCTGGTATTTCATCGCAGCAAGGATCTATAAAAGACACGCACCCATTTTCATTTATCCGATACCGTATTAAAAGTTGTTTACGATCATCTATATTTTTCTTTCTACTCATAGTCTAATCAATATTTCTTATTTTATCTGCTAAATCCATTACTTCCATTTCCCAACTAATCTTTTTTATAAGCCGATATGCTGGTCTGTTGGTTAGCCAAAGAAGTATATTCATCATTTAGTTGTTATTAGTCAAACAGTTTAAATTCATACACCCAAACAAAAGAATTACGTTCCCATGTACCTTTGCCAGATACTTTACCTATCAGGACAGCAAAGGCTTCTTTGGGGGTCTTAAACCAGCGAGAAGCAAAGTATTTATTATCTCCGTTCAAAAAAGCATCATAAGCATAAAGGAAAGGGGATTCATCAGATATTACCTCTTGCCTAACAATTCCTTCTTTCAAGCAATCTTCATCGGATATATCTTGCAAACGCTCTACTTTTACATTGGTTATCTTTATGTGATACTTACAAGCATACGACTTAACGAACATTTTGTTATTCCATCCTGCGGAATCCTTCATAAGACCGCGAATACTCAAATCTTTCGGATGTCTATCTAATGAGTCTGGGTAATAGCCTGAATCCTTGTAGCTTTGCGCAATGGCAACGATTTCGCCAACTTCGTATTTAGGCTTTATTTCATGCCCATGGATGCTTTCATAACCACTCTTACAAAAGACACTGTTGCGTATTTGGTCTTCCGAAATACGTCTCGTCATAGTTTTTCGACCTTCCAATACGGCTGTTGTTAAGCCGTACTTATCATTGAACATGATTTTCTTCATTTCTTTCTTGTTATTAGTTAAATGGCGCATCCGAATAAAGAATAAAGTGTCGAATTTTAAAATTATTGTAGATATGGATGCGTCCTTTGATTGTTATTACTATTTTTGCTATTGTCGAATTTTAAAATTAGTTATTATGAGTAGATTTACTTACATATCACCCAACCTATACATATCAAACTCACCTTTATTTGGTAATTATGATAAGGAAGTCATATACTATTTGCTTAGGTCTATTGATATAAATTTCTCTACAGCACTAAATATACCTCCGTTCTCTACTTGCAATTGCATGATTGAATACAAAGACAATCATCCAATGTGCTCCATCGTGGCGGATAATCATTTTATATTCTTACATGTCACTGATAACTATTGGAGTAAATGGATATATCAATTCGCACACGAATATTGTCATCATTTAATCAATGGTAAGATGTCTGGTGAAATTCGGGGATTAATGTGGTTTGAAGAAACCATTTGCGAATTATCTTCTATGTATCATCTTCAAATGGCGGCAACCCAATGGAGTTGTTGTAATCTAATAGTATGCCGCCATTTTGCCCCAGCTCACCAGGATTATCTAAATGACCTCCTTTCTCAGCAGCCTCAATTAGTTCGCGATACACATTATCGGGGATTTCTACATCTTTGGCTCCAGATTTTAAAGCAACCTGTACATCACCGAGATTACTACAATGCACTGGCGGCAAGGATGTTCCCATTGTTCGTTGAGAATCCCCACCTATGGAAGATAATTCTTCATTTTGGAGATATGCGTCAGTGGAATTGTTTGAAAGACCTGTTTGTTCATTTGCATCAGACAGCTGATGATAGCTATTCAGACTCACTGAAACGACTGGAGAATTTACTTTTTTCATAATGTTCCTTTCTATTCTTGTTTTACGTTAGTTTATAATGCTAATTTGGGTTCTCGCATAGCCTGTAATACACGTTCACAGGCTGTATAATAATGCTTTCCCAAATTTTCAAAGCCGATAAAATGTCTATTAGTATTTATACAGGCTACAGCAGTGGTACCACTTCCGATGCAATTATCTAATACAATTTCGCCTTCATTAGTATAAGTCTTAACAAGATATTCCAACAACTTCAGTGGCTTTTGGTTAGGATGAAGCGAAGAGTTCTGTGTATCAGTTTTGAAGATTTGTATACTACGCGGATACCTTTCTGTTGAATCATAATGGTAATCCTGATTCATTGCTCCGTACACTTCTGTTTGGCAGTTTTTTGATCTGAAAGTTTTTTTCCTTTCATGACCAGATGTTTTTTGAGGATTATAGGTACATTGCTTTTTGTAGAATACACTAATCAATTCATGATTACGGAGAGGTTGCTTCTTAGCATTTAGAAAGCCAACTCCTTTCACTTTGTCCCAAACCCAGTCATATTTATACCAATCGATATTACTTAGTCTTAAATAGCTGGAAAAGGGTTCCGCACCAAACAATACAATAGCCCCATTGTCTTTAATGATACGTTTGTATTGTTCCCATAGAGGTTCAAATGGAATTATTGTATCCCATTTACTTTGAGTGGTACCGTATGGAAGATCGCATATTATAGCATCAATGCTTTTATCTGGAATACGTTTCATTCCTTCGATACAATCTTCATTGTATATTTTATCTAACTCAATCTTACACATAGCTTTATTATTGGAATAACGCCTGTTGGACTTGCGACAATACAAATTTATTCGCATCAGCATAGAACTTCTTCTTAATCTCGAATCCGTATGCTCTGCGTCCTAGTTGGGCGGCTGCTAATAAGGTAGAACCACTTCCGGCACACGGATCGATAACTACATCACCTTTATCGGTGAATATCTCTATTAACCTACGAAGTAATGGTACTGGCTTTTGGGTATTGTGAACCTTCGGTGTTTCATTATCCTGTACCCAATCAAAGCAATTGAATATCATCCGTCCGTCGTTGTTAAACTTTGGAAGCTTGTCACGATACAACAAAAGACCATATTCGCAGTTACCCACCACTTTCATGTTTGCTTTTAAAACCTGCGATGAAAAGTTTTTTCTAAATACAAGATTTATGTATTTACCCAAACCATATCTCTTACCAAGTTCGATATATCGGAACTGGTCTTCAAATTCACAAAAGATTATCATACATGGTGCACTTTTTTTAGTCTTAGGTTCTTTTACAAGCATTTGGCTACAGAAGTGCATAAACTCTGCCGGGCGAAAGTCTTTATCGGTATCAAAGAATTGTTTGCCCGCCTTATCACTTTCTCCGTTCTTATTATCACCATCCACATACCATGAGGGATTAGAGGCATAAGCATTATTTCCTAAATTGTAAGGGACATCAGCTATAATTAGTTGAGCTTTAGGGATTCCATAAACTTTGTAGTTCTGGAAATGATCGTTATACAATTCTACATTTTTCATTGTATTATATTAAAGTTCGTAAACAATACTCAGCTATCCAGTAGATAGCAAAATAAAATGCCACATATATAGTTATTACTGATATTGCTGCAAATAGGTATTTAAGAGGTTTCATCGTCTGCTTTTCCCTTTGATTTCGATTACATTAAACATTTCATTGATTCGGTCTGCGATATATTCCCCATATTTAGGCTCAAACTCTTCCGGTTGCATATTGGTAGTCATAAACGTTTTGCATATCCTACGATTGTCATATCTGGATTGGAGAATATACTGTATTATATTCATTTCAGAACCAAAGTATTTTACCCTTGGTTCTTTCCCTACTTCGTCAATACCTAGGGCAATGCCGTTTAACCCATCGTATTTAGAAATACCATCAACTCCCTTTCTTGTGTATTGATTAGAAATGAATGTAGCTGATTCAATAGGAAATCCACCAGATAAGTAATATCCAGTTTCGTCTTTACCATTGCTATACCTGTCGTACAATTGGACAATTTTCAATATCGTGGATTTACCAGTTCCAACAGGACCATACAGTAATAAACCTTTGTTACTATCTAGTTTTTCTGATCCCTTGATGAGATATAAAAAAAGCTCGTTCATAAAATCACGATTTCTTTCATCAACAGTGAATTCGGGACATGCCAATAAACAGCACCTACGGAAAAGAGCTGAAGAATTCCTGAAAGCAACTGCATCATAACTTGACCGTCCGAACTTTAACGGCACACTCTGAGGATTGATTTGATTTCTGATTGTTTCCATGCTTTAATTTTAACCATTCTTGATAATCTCGTTCAGTTCCCGTAAATACAACCCCGGTCCAATTAGATTCAATTGCTCTTTCAATCTGCTGGATGGCGAACTCTTCTTCGAACATGGATAGTTTGTCTAACGAAAGCTGCAAAGCGTAATTGAGCTTCTTTTTCCATTTTGGAGTTTTACGGAGTGCTTCCCATGCTGACATAAAAGCTATTGAAGTGAAAGGGTAAACTAACGGAGTTTCATCTCCTTTTTCCTTTCGGGATTTCTTCTTATCGGGTGGGGGGCTCTCGTGCGTATGCGCGAGACTCTCTTCTTTGTTTATAGTTTTAATATCTATAATAGGTGGGATTTGCGTTTCATCTAAACATTTTCCAGATGAAAGTTCAGATGATGCCAAATTATCATCTAAGCATTTTGCAGGTGTTTCTACAGATGATTCTACAGGTGGTATTTCTCCACCTTCGTTATTATCATCTGAACTTTCATCTGTAGAATCATCTGTACTTTCATCTGGAAAATAGACGGATGATATTACAGTAGTAAATGAGTAATAACAACCTATTCGCTTGTCTTTTGTCGATTGGAAGTAAAGTAATCCGGCATCGCTCAAATCACCCCTCGATTTTATTAAGGTTTTCTCTGACATATTCAGAATAGAACACAAATCAGAGTTCTTCTTTTTAAAAACATCCTTCCACTTCATTTCATTACAGATGGCTACAAGTTCGTGATAAAGAGCTTGGGCGGCTGTAGTGAGATAGGTATCATCCCGAACCTTTCGGAGTTTGGATATTAGTTGATAACTATTCATATTCAAATCGCATATATACAGTTTCGTATACTGTCAGCTACGAAACGTTTATTCAACAGGGTACAATAGACAACACGGGGATTTCCTTTAGATACAGGAACCAATTCACCGTTCTTACATTTTGAACAGGTATCTGGACGAATAACTTCTTTTTCGGGTTTCTTTGCCATAATTTAAAAATAAATATTGGTTAATTGCCTACTTTTGGACCAGACAGCCCACTTACCATTACCACCGTCAACTAGTCGAAGGTCTTTTACTTCTCCGAATCGTTTGACATTACCACAGAGGTCTATAACCCATCCAGCTTCTTTTGATGGATGCGGACGGATAGCCCGGCCAACAATCTGATACCACATAGCAAGAGACATCGTAGGACGTGCCATAACAATAGTGTCAAGTTCGGGATAGTCGAAACCTGTAGTCAATACTCCGACATTCGCTACTACCGGAATCTCACCGGACTTAAACGCTTCGAGTATCTGCTCGCGCTCTTTCTTTGGAGTCTCACCAGAAACAATTACACATCCAGGTATAGACCATGTTAGCCGTTCAGCTTCTTTCAAGAAGTGGGTAAAGACTAAGATACCTTTACGCTTACCTCCTTGTATTGGATTCATGAGCCTATGTACGATATGAACGAGATAACTATAAAAGTCTATTCGTTCATATTCCCGCTGAACTGATTTATCCGTATAGTCTGCACCGGTGGTATTTACTTTCAAATTTAATTCGTTCCATCCCATAGGATTCATTGGGTAGTAATTCAACTTAGAAAGAAAACCCATATCCAATAAAGTAGATACCTGTACGTGGTAGATAACTTCTTTGAAAATAGCCGGACGGGTCCGGGTGATGAACTTCAGCATAGAACCAAAATCCTGACTGGATGAAAGTCTATAAGGTGTAGCTGTTAATCCAAGAACCTTGCATTTCAATATAGAAAGAAAGTCTTTGTACATTCCTTCCTTTGGATTCACTAAGTGGCACTCATCTATTATCACGTTCTTGAAGTGTGCAAATAGTTCGGGATGTCCTTTTACGCTGCCGATGGTGGCAAAGGTTATCCGGCTTATCTCCTTTGAGTTGAAAGAGGCTGAATAGATGGAGCAATCAAGCACACCGTATGAACATAGCTTTTTGAAGTTTTGCTCTAAAATTTCTTTCGAGGGCTGAAACACCAAGGTATGTCCGTCTAACCGGTTGGCAATATCAGCAATGATAAGCGATTTGCCTGATCCAGTCGGCAAAACCATAATGGCGTTGGTTTTCTTTAGTTTGTCATTAAAGAACGCTACGGCTTTATCGGATGCTTGTTGTTGATAATCTCGAAGTACGAAACTCATATTCCTTTCTCCTTTCGTAGTTTTTTACTGAGTGCTTTGTAATACTTAATTAGTTGCTCGTACTCAAAATCTGACACCTTAGAAGTACCAGCAGCTTTCACTTTCAGCAAGTCAAATTTCTGTTGCCCGATTTTGGCTATCAGATTCACCCGATAGCCTTCCAAATGATCGGCTTTGAACCTGTTGCAGTGCCGGCATTCGGCATGGCAATTATTCTCATCAAACCGTGTTGCCAAATGTGTACGACTGAAATAGTGCCCGCAGTCTGCTTGTGTAAACGGCTTTATCTGTCCGCAACTGATACAGCGAAAATATCCGTTCGGCATACAATCACGAAGCCGGATGAAAAGGGAAAACTCCTTGTCGAGTTTAGCTTTCAAATCCGGCTTTTTCTTTACTGTTACCCCTGCTTTATCAAACAGAGGTAAAGGCTTGTCTTTTTTCTTAGCTTTGGTTCGTTTAATGTAATACGGCATTGTTTATAATTTTAGTTTGTGGTGGTAGCAGGATTCGAACCTGCAATGCTTGGCAATCTTCTACATCTTCCGTGTAACACTGGATTGGTTCGTTTTACAATGATGCCCAGTTTTCATAACATCATAACCAAGTCTACTAAGAGTTGTCAGCGTCTACCAATTCCGCCATACCACCAACCATCTTATACTTCTATAATTACAATATCCGGTGCAATCTGTTTGATCTGCTCCAATTGTTCATCAATGACTTTATTCTTGTATTCCTCGATGGCCTCATTCGCACCGGCAGACACAAGAGATAAAGAAACATCCCGACCGTCCACATCAGCGTAAATTTCGACTTCTATCTCTTCACAGGCAAAACCTTTGAAAAGAGGGATGTTTAGTTTGAAAGATTTTGGAAGGTTGGAATCAACCACCTGTGAGTAGTTATCCACCTTACTGCCATTTTCCTCCTTACTGCGTTCGATGTCTTGGTTTACTTTTGCCTTGAAGTTCTTCAAAGTAGAAACAAGCATCATGTTCTGCGACTTGTCAGTAAAGAAAGCTCGGTGCATCTTCAAAAACTGCGATAATTTGATAGGTTCCCATTTCTTATCGGTATTAATGCCGAACTCTACCATCTCTTTGGACGGCTGAAGTACACCGGTGATGGCATCTTGGTAATAATTTGTTTCGTTAATCGTTAAAATCATCCCCATCTTGTCACGATTCACGATAATATTGGAAGACTTTTGGTTGATTAAATCAATACGTTTCTCTAACCATCTGTAAGGCGCATCAATCGTCCCGTCTATCATAACCCTTTCCGGCTCTTTTATCTCCAGTTGTTCGGGGGCTGTTCCCTCTCTCAATACTACTTCAATAGGCGTACCATTATAATCTTTCGGTACAACCACGTTTAATTTGTTTTCGCTCATGATTCTGTTCCTGTTTTACGGTTAATATTAAAAATAGTTCTTTGCATTTCCTGCGGCATGATAGGACGGGAATAAACCAGCTCACCAAGTTTGTTGTAATACCCGGCCATCTTTTCTTCATGATAGAGAATTTTTACACACTCTTCATTTTCAACATATTCAGAGCCTTTCTTTATATTTTCAAGAAGTTCCTGTTTCCTTTCATTCAAAGGCTTTAACTCTGCCTTAAATGCTTCCATTGCTTCTTTTTTCTCTATCTCAATATCATTAATTTGAATTGAGGTTTCAGCAAGAGATTCTTTCTTTTGCGCTAATTCATCCGGTGTAAAGCGATGAGTATAGCCAATCTCTTCCACTGCATCGGCATTGTCCTGTAAGAACTGCCATCTATCCTTTTCGGGGATTTCTTGACCTAAAAATTTGTCCATAAAATAAAATGATTAAATAAATTCTTTGTTACGTTCAATTTCTTGCTGGGCATATACCAACATTTGATGTTCATTAGCAGCCGGTAGATAAATATCTGCCTGTGCCGTGCTCCAATTACGAAAACGCTCAATAGATAAAGTCATTTCCCCTGTTGTCAGTTCTGCCGAACTGCGTAAATAAGTTACTTCTTCACCTTTCTTGTTGATCGTTTTGCGTTCAAACAAATCACGGTTGCAAGTTCTCTTATAGAAGTCAATTTTGGCTTCGTCAAGGCTACAACCGTACTCACTACCGAAATATCCTAAAAGAAGATGTAAGTAGCTGTTTTGGGCAAGCGTGCGGTTAGGAAGTTTCTTTTTCACTTCCACCACCGCACGTTCACTAAACAGCTTGTTTACATACTCTTTGAACTTGGGTATTTGATATTCATTCTTCAAATCGAAAATCATTCCAAACCAAATATTTTTTTATCTATAATATATTCCCGATTTTCCTCTATGAATTCTATAAACCGTTCAACATGAGCGGTAAGCAACTTAACTGTCTGCTCATGATTATATGTATAATATTCAGGATAACGAACACCTGTTATCAGGGGATTCCGACTAGTTCCGCCTTTTAAATGGAAAGCAGTATATTCAAAAGCCTTAATATTATCCATTTGACCGGATGCAATTAAACAATAGGGATATACATGTCTTTGCCATCCATGTTCATACTTTCCAAATTGATAATTAGAGGTAGATTTAATATCATAAACAACATCCCTTATTAACTCATCTATATATCCATATAATTCCACTTCTCCATAACAGGTGGGAAGTATTGCAGAAACCAATACTTGAGACAAGGCGTTAGCAAAATATTCCGACTGTTCAATACACCAGATCCTATCAAAGAGGAAATGTCTTTCTGGAGATATATCTGTGGCAGGAAAATCAACCTGAATAATATTGGTTTCTTTATCTCCAATTATAGTATATGGCTCACGTTCATTAGGAATATGGTTTTTCTTATGAATATAACAATCTATGATGGCATTAAAAGCCGTACCCTTATCTGATGCTTCACTTTCAAAGGGAACACGATTTATGGCATCTAATAGGCTTTGTTTTAGTTCTTCCTCTATCTGTTCCGGGCTCTTCTTATATTCTCCTGTTTCAGCATCAATATTCCAAAAACTTTCAACTTGTTCGTCTACTCTTAGATATTGAGTGAATTTATCAAGTAGCGTCGGATATAGTTTATACTTAGGCCGCAGGTTCATATAGATTCGATGCTTTGTTAAATTTCAAACCTAGTTTCTTACATTTTTCATTAAGTAGGATACTACCACGTAATTTACTATCAAAGACATGTGTCATATTTAAGATAGCCGTTCTGGCTTCATTGGCGGAAACCTGGTCTGTAACCTGCTCCACAGTATCACGGATTGCATCAACCACTGTATCATATACAGATGATAATTCAGTTTGTTTTGCTTGATACTCCTTATATGTAAGAATAACATTTGTCATAAAATCATTCTTTCCTGTTATTTGCCCGGAAGAATCAATAATGACAGGTATTTTTATACGTGATGGAAGATTACAAGTATTTTTACCATAAAACTTTTCACATGGATCAAAAGATATAGTTCGATCTTTTCCTATAGCTTCCATATACCCGACCAGATCAAGTTCTTTTATTAAATCTCCTGCAGATGAACCACCAATTTCTGGACGAATCTGTTTATCATCCCCATTCTTTTCTTCACGTTCATGAGCTACGAATATCACAGATTTTCCCATAAGAGAAACCTGATTCACAAAATTAATGAACATATTTTTCCGAACTCCATACCCTTGTAGAGATAACGTACCGTCATTCTTGCGCATCTTAGGATTGGTTTGTATAATGAATTTATCCATGAAAGAAAGCATTTTGCCCGCTGTATCAATAACAATAGTATCGAATTCTTCTATTTCCTCGGAGGATAATACTTCATTCGTTTCTTCCCAACTGGTTATTTGGACAGTAGGGACACGATGAGCTGCATTTACACGGTGAATACCACCGTCGTAATCAAACAATACAGGATTAGGAGCACTTAATGCAAGTGTTGTTTTACCCATACCTGGTTGGCCATAAATCAGTGCTGACAATGTAGTCTTAACGGTCAGCTCGTTAGGTTTCTTAATAAGTCCCATATCTTATATTATTCAAAGTGGTTAATCGAAATAAATAAAGCGCCTATCCTCACGAACCGACGCTTCCAAAATCGAATTTAAATGACAAAATTTTATTCCTAGATACCGAATCAACGGACACTAGGATTAGAATGGTTATTTGCGATTTAGAATTGCTTCTACGTCACTTTCACGATATAATCTTTTCCCTCCAACCTCTATTTTACGGAGATAACCTTTTTTATCCCAACTCCATAAAGTTGATGGATCAACATGAAGTTTTTCAGCAACTTCTTTTATCGTTAAATATCTCTCTTCCGGTCTAACAAATGATTCTTTGACCCCTTTTATTGATTTTTCAATCAAATGATCCGCAAAATCTTTTAAGTCTTTACTTTTAATTTTTAAAGTAACATCTGCGCCACTATCCAATATTTCTGTAATTCCCATAATTCCTCCTATTCTTTTTGATGCACCTCTTTTGAACTTCTCTCTAAAAGCATGAACACAGTTAACAATAGCATTATAATACATGATATTGTTTCGTTTCTAGTCATTTCGATTTGCAATGCTAGGTGGGTCACCATAGCAAGAGCAATGACAGCAATAGCATTTTGAATTTTATGAATAGTTTTCATAGAACATTATTTTTTAGTTAATACTAGACGATATAAAATGAATCACAGTCCTTTCTATTTCTAGTTGCTCGTACAGAAGTCCTTGCATTAGATCGTACCCTGCAACGTCTCATGTCCATTTGATAATCCGGTGTTACAGCAATTACCAAAAACCACACAGAGAAGAATAACTCAATACCGTGCTTCCTAATCTCCTTCAAATCAAAGTTTCTTTTAGTCCTATCACATAGCAGGAATAAAGTAAGCTCTACGTTATTGTTAATGCCTAACTTCTTATGAATATCCCTAATCTGTGCCTTTATGGTCCAAACTGACTTTTTGAGCAAATCGGCAATTTCATCTGGGGTTTGTCCTTTTGCGACTTCATTAGCTACTTGATACTCACATTGAGTCAGAGTTTCCATCACGAAATACGTTTAGCTCTAAAAACTCCCTTTTTATAGTCCAACTCTCCTTCTCTCTTGATTATAATTCCAAATCTGCGTCTAACACGATATCGAATTGTACTCATTATTCCATCATAAGCAGATATCGGAAATTCTACTACTTCATTTAGCTTCATTTCACTGATTGATTTTGTCCAATCACCAGTTATTTTTTTCACTTCTTTTGCCATAAGATTAATTATTTGATTATTATTAGTGGATAAGCCCGGATTCGAACCGGGAATGTAAATTTAAGAGCCTCACTGAATGTCTGGCTTACAATCTTACTCTACTAAGCGTTACCAATTCCGCCACTTATCCAATTAAAAAGGTGCGCTATTCTCACGAACGGCACACCCTACAACACAAACACAAAATAAAACACGACAAAACAAAAAGTTTAAATAGCTCCCCTGAACCAATTCGATCGGTAACCTCACGTTATTATCAGGGGATTTTCTTAACTTTGAAGTGTCTAATTTTAAAATTAAGAAACATGAAGAATTTTATTGAATTAAGTGCCGATAATGGCAAAATCCTTGTTAATGTTCAAGCTATTAGTAATGTGACCAAGTTAGAAAATGGTAAGGGGAGCATTGTACTAATATCTGCATTATCTAATGGATACATGTCAATTGACACCCAAGAAACGTATGAAGAAATTAAAACTTTGATTCAGGACTCTTTTTGATCCATTCGTAAACTTTATTGGCGGCATCTTCAATGCTGCCGCCAATTTGAGGTCTACATACAACTAATTTCATACACCACTTGCGCAATCTCATATCATTGCGCTTTCTAAAATACTGAACTACTTTTTTTATCATAATCATATCAATTAAAGTTAGTGCCCGCGATACCTTCTACGGATTCTTCCACGTATCGAGACGTGACGGGCTGTATGTTGAATCACTTAGATAGCGTTATAGCTCGCCTTAACTGCTATATGCTTACTGATAAAGACTTTTCGGACTTCCAAGTGATATATGTAACTAATTCGAACCTTCAACCGATCACGGCATTCCTGCTACGGTTGAATTTCTTTTCGTATGATCCAATATGTCAAAGAACTATTTAGTAGTACTTGCGTAGAATATTCTCTACGTCTACGCAAGCTTTTTTCTAAATCCGCCCGACTGGTTTCCCTTACTATCAGCGCTGAACATTGTAGGAGCCTTATGTCGGATTATGAAGACCACCTTTTTGCGGATTTACATTTTATCTCCAAGAACTATCACGATTTATATAATCAGCATGATTGCCAGCAAAGAACGATTTCAACACATTACCATTGTTAACATTGAACACCGGCTTGAAGGACTTTTTATCTTCTTCAATCTCCCTGTATTCTTTCTGCTGTCTCTTTGCCAAGAACCAAGCCTTTTTCAAGGCTTCACTCAAAGAGATACGACGATACGCTTTCAAGATGTGAGCGTGTTTCATTATCTCACTGTTATTGAATTTTCCGTTTTCTGTCAAAAATGTAAATGCGTTCATCGTCTTACCTATTTTTAGTTATGTAAAAAATTTGCTTTTCTCGCTCAAACTTTGCACCTTTGTGGTGTTGGATGTTGTTTGATGTTGCAAAGATACGCACCTTTGCGAATCGTGCAAATTTTATGCGAATTTAATTCGCAAATAAAAGTTTTATTAACAATAATGCGAATCTTCAACCTGTAATATGGAAGTATTTGAAAGGATTAAAGAAGTAAGAAAATACTTTTTCCATGATAATAACATGGAATTTGCTAATTTCATGAATGAGAAAACATCTACTACAAGTGGATGGGTTAGTGGAAAAAGAGGAATCGGAAAAAGTGTTTTAGATAAAATACTGTCTAAAATTCCTGACGTAAATCCTACTTGGCTACTTACAGGAGAAGGCGAAATGCTCAAAACTACCAATAATACACCCCAATATAATGAAGCTACGCCCATCCAACAAGACGTGGTTTATATCCCGTTAGTTAATCAATTCGCTTATGCGGGTTATTTAGATGGATACACAGACGCATCTTACATGGAGCAATTACCTAAAATACCATTTATAGTAGATAAAGAAGGACATGGAAATTATATAGCCTTTGAGGTCAAAGGAGATAGTATGAATAATGGAACCGAAGAAAGCTATCTAGAAGGCGATAGACTTTACTGTCGTGAAATCGCTCCATACCTTTGGGCAACTTCCAAATTACATCTTCGCAAATGGGATTTCGTTATAGTGCACACCGATGGAATCATAGTTAAGCGCATTATAGATCATGATGTGGAAAATCACACTATTACTATTCATTCATTAAATGATATGTACCCTGATCGAGTTATTGATTTGTGCGATGTAAAACAGATTTTCAATGTTATAGAATCAGTTAGACCTAGAAGAAGATAAAATAAGAATAACAATCGAATATTAAATTAATTAAAACACAAGATTATGAAAAAGGCACTGCTATTAATTTCAATCTTTTTATTACCAACATTTTTGCAAGCATGTAGTGATGAAGACGACAACCAAAGATGTCAGGCAATAACTAAAGATGGAGACCAATGTAAACGTAATGCAGAAAAAGGAAGCATCTACTGTTGGCAACATAAAAAATAGCAATAAATTTAATGGGAAATTTTACTGAAGATTTAGCAAAAGGGTTTATACGGTCTGCTGTGAATCAAGTGGGACGAGATGGAGGGAAAGTGATAAGTAACTCTATTTATGGGAATGCACATAGTACCCCAATAAGAGGTATCGGAAAAAATACACATAACCAATTTTTCGATGAATCAACCAATGAGGTCATCTCCCCCGAAGAATTAAGATTAAGAGCAGAAGCAGAAGGGTTTCAAGTATCTTTATTTAGATATAACGCTGGCATTAAAATAGTACTCTATATTGTTTCTTTATTTTTTGCTATTTTAGTAGTACCTTCTATTATTATATTCATATTTGGTATCATGAAATTTTTTCAAAAAACAGTATTCATGAAGAAATCTGTTTTAGTTGCACAATTTGTACCAGATAGAAGATATAAAGATGGGCGCAGGCTGAACGGACATGTAAAACAAGATATAAGAATAAAAGTACCTTGTAATCCTTCCGAGCGAAAATCACTAATAAAAGCAGGCATATTATATATTTTACTCTCATTGTTTTTACTGGTCCCTATATTCTTATGGCGCTCTGTCGTTGAACAACAGAACATAGAGTATTATAAAGATATTATAGAAAATGCAGAAACAGAGAAAGCACATATTAAAGAAGACTTTGAATTATTTAAAGACACAGTGATATATAATAAAAAGATGAATGAATTTAATGAAAAGTACCAAAAGGCAGTAGAGTATTTAAATTCACACAATCAAACAAAATCGGATAATCAAAAAACTAGCTTATGAAAAAGATATTATTCTTAATATTAATTTTTACCATATTAATGACGGGATGTTCATCAGGTAAATATTATATATATCAAACAGAATCTAAAATAGATTTACAACCTACAAAAGATAATTTTCTTCCTTATATGTATGTTCCTAAAGGAAAACATATAGTTATCAAAGAGAGTCGTAGCACTGTAAAAAAAGCCCAATATGGAAGTCATAAAGGATATATTTGTGGAACTTATAATTTATCAAACCCTATACAAATATCCTCTAAAGATATAAAACATCTAACTTTTAACTCTACAGATTCCACCTATTACTTTAAAGGAAAAAGAATAGATTTTACAGAATCAATCAAGACAAAATCCTCATATTCACCTTCACGTTCCACTGGTACAGGTCGAGTACAAGTAAAAGGATATTATAGAAAAGATGGAACTTATGTACGACCTCATACAAGAAAATCACCAACCAAAAGAAAATAAGCTTATGAAAAAGATCATTTTATTAGTATGTGCAATCACTGCACTTTGTTCATGTGGGGGATCAGGTAATCAAAACGAGAAAAAAGTAAGAGAAGTAGTAGAAGCCAAACTGAAAACAGAAATGAATGATTGGTCTAGCTATGAGTTTGTTTCTGCGGAAGCCATTGATACTATAAAGTATATTGATAATATCAACTATCGAAAAGAATACTTCCAAAAAAGCATTGAAAACAATAAAGGGGCATCCAATTATGGATTAGATTATTCTTCTTCAATAACTAAAGATAGTATAATACTTATTGGAATAGATTCTATTCAAAATGCGATGGGCGATAAAGTCAATGAAGATGTAGCCTATTTATACAAGTATAAATTTAGAGGTAAGAATAAATTAGGAGCTGTAATCTTGGACGAGTACCTTATATATATTTCGCCAAACTGGGAAATAATTCAGATGACGAATGATCCAAAGAAACTTTATAATAATCCCGGAGACTTCCCCGGATATGTTGATCTTGTTAAAAAGAACATGTAATACCAATAATAGCCCGTCTAAAAAACGGGCTTTTATTTTATTAATAAATCTCTCCACATTCCTAGATGTTGTGCAATTGTTGTGCAACACACATAAATTAAAAATCGCAATCCATTAATTAATAATGAATTGCGATTTTTTATTGTGACCCCGGTGCGATTCAAACGCACGACCTTCAGAACCGGAATCTGACGCTC